GCATATAACGCAATGTATTTTTTGGTTTTCGTACTGTTGCTGCAAAGAACTTTCCGTGGTTCTCTCTAAATATCAACAGTGGTTCTTGTTCCATTTGTTGTGCTTGTTTACAAAGTTTACTCCACCACTTGAAAAGATTATTACTTTTCTGAGTGTATATTTTACTATTGAAACCAATGTCTTTATAAAACTTGACTTCGACAGTAAATAAGTTTACTTTATCAGGCACCATGCAATCTCCTTTAATCTTTCCACTACCAGATCCTGGAGTTTGTACCCATTTTTCATTTGTAAGTCTTCCAAGCATGGATAATACTTGTTGCTCACCTCGGTTACCTTTTTGTCTAGGATTAACCAAGTTCGAGCCTACTTACTTTTTCTTCTTTTATTACTTCTATCTTGGCTAGTAGTGGATGCGTCCAGCCATGTGATACTATATAAGTATTCAAATTTTCCTCTCTTAGTAGTAATTCTACTAGTCGTTCCTTCCCTTGCTCGTCTAAAACATTTGTTACTTCGTCTAAGAATAATACATTTATTTGAGACTTAGATATACTACTCATTAGTTTACGAATTGCTAGAAGTGTTGAAGTGTTAACTCTTGCTAACTCTCCCGCACTCAAAGCTAATATATCTACAGTTTTGCCATTATCATCTATTTCTACATTAAGTTTATCATTTAATACGACAAACTCAAGACTAAATCGTCCATCTGATAACTCAGCAAGGTATTCGTTTGTTAGTTCTTCGAGATCTTTTACAAGATTCTCAATTTTATATGCTAGTAGTCCATTTGTACTAAAAGCTTTTTTAAGTATATCAACATTAGCAAACTTATCGTTAGAAGTATCTAACTGCTTGTTAAGATCTGTATGTTGATTTTCAAAATCTGTTTGTTGTTCTTCAATAATTGAAAGACGAGTATTGTGTCTTTCTCTACGCTCGTTTTCTTCTATTACTTCTGTTACTCTTTCTTGTCTATTGCGTATTCTTTCTTTTAATTTAGTAATATTATCTTGCAGTTCTTCTGAGTCTGGAACTTGTAAAGGGAGAGTCTGGTCTATGCTTCTGTATATCTCTTCCCAAGTATTTATTCTTTGCTCCATTTGTTTAAGCATTTTATTTGCATCATTAATATCTGCAAGTCTATCGTTAGCTTCATCTAGTTTTTCAGAGTATGCTGTACGAGCAGTTTGATGTTTGTGGAGCTCTTGTCGTATAAATGCTAAATCTATGTCTTGACCACAAGTCGGACATCCAGCATCATCTAGCTCCTGTAAGTCCATATACTTCTTAACCATGCGTACTTCTTGTGCACCTCGTGATTTGATTTCTCCAATCTCCTGCACTAGATGTTCTGTATCTTGCCATTCATTACTGTCTACATACTCTTTCGCTAGTCCTAAATCTATGGACTCTAACTGGCTTTTGTATAAATTATTTTGGTTAATTTTTTTCGTAATTTCTGAAATATTTTGGAATTCTATTTGTAAAGAACGTAAAGACTCTTCATCTTCCTCTGAATAAAATGGTAATTCTAATTTCGATAGTAGTGATGTATCTTCCAAATAATTATCTGATAACCACTTATCGATTGTGTCAATTTTCCCTTGTACATGAGAAACATCTCCAGCTAAATTTCGTGATAATTCTTTAAAAACTTCAAAGTATTTTACATAACTATCTAGCTGTAATAAATCAATTAAGAATCTTTTACGATTAGTGTCGGTGGCAGTCAAGAACTGTAAGCTAGCGTTGGTATTTTGATAAACAATTTGTGAGAAAGTTTTAAAATCTATACCAATCACTTCTTCTAGTGTCTTGTATGTATTTGTAGCTGTATGACTAGATATATCCTCTCCGTTTTTGTAGAGTTTTACTTTAATATTACCTCTACGAACAACTTCAATTTTATACTCATCATCTACAACATCAAAAGACAAAGATATATCATAGCCTTTATTGACTTCACGATTTGGTATCTCTGCTTTTTTAATTCCTTTTGAGTTTTTGTTGAATAATACTTCTTCAAGAATCAAAGGAATAGAACTTTTACCAGCTCCATTTGTGCCGACTAATTGTGTAACTATGGATTCATCTAAGTTTAACTCATTTCCTTCACCATAACTAAAACAATTACTCCATTGTAACTTCTTTAGCGTAATCACTAAACACTCCTAAAATATTTTTAACTTTACTATCATCTAACTCTAATATATAACTTAGGTACTCTCCTAGTTCTTCTTCTATTGTCATCTCTTTACCAAGTATTAGAGTTGCTTCTGTCTTTCTTTTTATAACTTTTTTATCTAGTAATTCACTATTTTTGATATTACTTAGATCAGATACATCTCCTTCAATTTCGTATATAGTATGATCAAACTCAGTTTGTATCATTTCACTAGGATCTGTAACTGTTTTACGAATTAACTGTGGTAAGTCAAAGGCATGCCATGTCCATTGAAATCCATCATTATCGTCTATCATCAGATATCCTGTTTCAACATTATTTCTATGAAAACTTGTAGTCATTGGACTACCAGGATATACTATGTTTCTTTGTGTATTGCTATGTGCGTGTAAGTCGCCTGCAAATACAACCTTGAATTTATCAAATCGTGATAAGTCTACTTCAGGTTGTACATGAGGTGGTATCTCTCCACGAACATGGGTAAATAATACTGAAGAATTTATATCTTCAATACTATTTTTTCTGTGTAAGTCTGCATATGGTAATATTGCATAATTACTAAAATCATCCACTGTAGTTTCATCTATAACTGTTACTAGTGAATTAAGTTGTTCTGTAACTTTTTTTAAATTTGTAAAGAATGTTTTGTTCTTTCGTGTCGCTTCGTGGTTGCCGTCAAATATAATTGTCTTGACTGTGACACCCTTTACAAAGTCAAAGTAAAGTGTAAGTTCATCCATGCTGGGGACTCTATCAAATAAGTCCCCACCAATGATGTGCAGGTCAACATCTTTCTCTAAGTCATGAACTTGTTCAAAAAACATTTCATAGCGTGTACATGCCCAAGGCAGTGGTACATTCTTTTGACCGAGTTTTATATGCCAATCTGCAGTGAATAGAATCATTTTGGAAGTCCTTGTTGTATAAATTTACCGATAGTTTTAATATCGTTTTCAGACAACATAGCCGCTTGACCCCACATTAAGGCAGACTGTGAACCAATCATGCCCCCATTCTTGTATGTGGTTAATTTAGTAATGATATCTGTTTCGGACTGTCCTGCTAAGGTTGGACCAATGCCTCCCTCGCCTTCTTGCCCATGACAAGCCGCACAGCCTGCCCATAAACTTCTGATATCACTAAACTCATCAGCTTGTGCTAATAATTGTTTCTTTCTTTCTATTTCTACAGTAGTACCATTTAATGCTACATAGTCTACATAGCACTGCCCGTAACAAGCACTGTTTCTTGGAGCACCCTTGTATTCAAGGTTGTCGTAAGCAACAGCAATAGTTCCAGCAAAACATACTAAAAAGATAAACATTTCTTTTTTCATTATGCTACAAATTCCTCGCCTGGTGTCCATGAACACCCTGTTAATCCACCAGCTTTCAACGCTTGGAGGGTTCTTAAAACTTCATCTGCGTTTCTTCCTGTATCTAACGCATTTACTGATACATGTTGAATTATTCCGTCAGGATCAATTATGAAAGTTGCTCTATAACACACTCCATTTTCTTCGTCAACTATGCCAAGTTCTTTGGATAGTTTTAGACCGCAGTCTGCCGCAAGGATATGTTGTATATCCCTAATTAAAGAGTTATCTTTCTTCCAAGCAAGTTTACAAAACTCATTGTCTCCGCTCACACCAATAACATCAGCATGCTCAGTTATACTATCCATTGCCGCAATCTCTGTTGGACAAATGAATGTAAAGTCTTTTGGGTAAAAATATACTACTGTCCATCCAGACAATAGTATATCTACATCAATGAAATCATTTTCTTCATTGACACCTTGCATAGAAAAATCTGGAAATTTATCTCCTACTGTTAACATAATAACCCCCTACGAAATGTCGAATTCGTCAGAGATTGATTCGTCTGGAGTAGAGTTACTAGCTCCTTCACGTAATCTGTCAAGTAGTTCTTTTTGTGCATCCGCTGTTGGTCGAGTAAGTACTTCGTCCATTGACTTAAGTTCTGCGATGAGTTCCATCTCAGCATCGTCTAAAGCTCTAGGTTTGCATTTAAGAGCCTGTAGTTGATATTCAACATTGTAAGCCATTGGTCCAGTCTTAACTCTCTTAAAGTAAACATCCCAACCAGTAGCTGTGTCAGTTGGATCACCAAGATCTTCTGCTGCAACCATTATCTGCTCGAGTAATTTTTTCTTTAAGTTTAGTACTTTTACTTTTCCATCGTGGATACATTGGATAGCATAAGACCAACCGCATTTAAGTTCAGGATGATACTCTCTCACCCAGTCTTTTTCTACATTGGTAAATGCTTCTGCGTCTCTATCGAATGATAGACACTCGAATGGTAAATTCTTACCGTTTTCGCCTTTCAACCAGTAAACATAGCGAGGAAGCATATCCCCTACCATTCTTACTTTGTTGTCGCCTTCGACATATTGATAACTGTCGATTTTATTCTTTTGGGCTTCGCCCTTGGTTTGATTAAATTTTATTGCCATTTTAATTCCTTTAAAGTGATTTCTTCAAATAAAAAATGTATTCTGTCATTTTCTACTCGTAGTAATCTGTTGTTTTTAATACTGTCCTCGTCCCCTGTAAAGTGGAGGAGGTCTAATGTGGTATCTTTATTTTTTTGATATTCAAAATAATTACGCAATGATGCGATACCTGCATACTGTGCAATCTCGCCATCTGAATATCTCCTTCTTTGAATGAATAACGCCTCTGGGTTTACTAGGAACGAATCCCCATGAAAACTTTTAGTCCAGAACTTGTATATTCTATCATGTCTATTCACTGGTGGTAGCTTATAGGTAAGTATGTGAAGTATCGTCAAAATATCTTTGACACTCCCGTTGCTTTCCCTTTTTACTTTTTCCCAATTATAGAATAACATATTATAACAAACTTTTAACTCCGTGTCAAGATATATTTTTTCATGCTATACTTCAAAAACTTCATAGCCCTGTCGTATGTAATATCCCCTTCTCGCCGAAGCCTGCTTTCTAGCAGTTCGACCATGTAAGTTAATATCCACTACTTTGGGCTGTTGTTTTCCGTCATACATTCTTATTACTCGCCCGATTAACTGTGTGAGCAAGGGCTCATTGTTTATGGGCGTACCTAAAATGAGACAACTAAGGCAATCTAAACTGATACCTTCTGAGAAGATACTTTGTGTTCCAAAAAGAACATCTTTGTCAGTAAAGATTTCCTTAACCATCTCTGCTCTCTGCTCGTGTGGAATATCTCCAGTTACGCAGATTGCAGTATCTCCTACGAGCCTTGCACAACTCTTTAGGAAATCTACTCTATCGGCTACTACTAGAACTTTATGACCTTTTGCTGCATAACTTGCGGCAAGTATACCGATCATATTTTGGTATTCCCAATCAAAAGCAAGTGAGTTGACTCTTGTAGCCCAGTCAACATTGCCGTCCATGAAACGAATACCAGAGTTTATAATATCTACACTTGGTGTAAGATAATTCTCTTTTGGTGGTTTGAAAACAGTACTCGAAAAGTAATCACGAAACACTACATGTCTTCCGT